GATATAATGGTTCTCGTTCTATTTCAGCAGGATTTAATTTACCGGCTACTACTGGAAGCACAATAGGTCAAATACCTAATGTTGAACAATTAACTTCATTTTTTGCTTATACTCCTGGTGGATTCGGAAATACATTAGCTACGAGATCGGGTAGTGGTAATTATGTAATAGGATTTTTGGTTGATGAAATAGGTACTGTATATAAACCTGAAACCTCTGGTTCACCATATTTACCTAATTTTATAGATGCTTTTGGTGCTAATTCTTCTGTAATATTATCCCCAACAAATAATTCACGATTAACTCAACCTCAATTTACTGTATATAAACCAGCAGTATTAGGGGAAACAATATTATATTCGGATACTGGTTCTTTAGGAACAGATCATTTAGTTAGTGGTTCTTATTCTAGTTTAACTTTTAATATTGTTCCTGGATTATATACTCAACCTTATGGATTTAATGCTTTAGGTTCAGGACCAAACCCTACAGCAGGCACTACTATCACCGCTAGCTTTACAGCTATTACGGACCAAGCAAGTGGATTTAATAATACAACAGACATTTATACTGTTCAAAATACATCACCTGTAAGAGCTGCTTTTAGTGCCTCTTTTGATATTGAAAATATAGGTATAGTAAATACAAATGTTACAGTCAGATTATTAGAAAATAATAACATAATAGCTCAAAAAACCGAAACAGCGTTAGTTCCTACAAGTCCCATAACATTAGGAATAACATCAAGTGTATTTCTTAATTCTGGATCACAATATTATATAACAGTAGAAACAACAGCCGCAAATATAACTGTAGATAATAATACATGGACTATTAATCCTATATTAAATAATGTTACTGTTAATAAACCTTATTTTACTACAGGTAGTACTATTACCTCTGTATTAACTTCAAGTGCTGCTTTAGGAGTTTTATATGGTTCTTATCAACAAACACCAATAACGAATAGTGGATTTAACGCCCCTCCAGTTTTATCTTTTCAACCATATGATGAAATTAGATTTGAAGGAAATGAAAATTTAGTTAGTTTAGTTTCATCTGCTTCATTTAATCAAAGTACAGGTTTATTTCATATATTTCTAGTTAATCCAGTAAATACAACAGCTATTGACGTTAATTATTTTGCTATTAGAAGATGGATACCTTCAATAAATAATTTAATAATTAATAGTCCTGGAACATTAATAGGACCCGGATTAATCCTTCCATTGCATCCTTCTCCATTACTTCAACAAAATTTACCATCGATAGTAGAAAATCTTATAAATAAAGGATTAATTTCTACAACATAATTGAAATTTAATATATTTATAATAAAATAAAATAAAAACATGGGATATTTAAATAATACCGTAGTAACAGTAGACGCAATCTTAACGGATGTAGGACGTCAATTACTTGCTCAACAAAATGGTCAATTTCAAATTACTCAATTTGCTTTAGCAGATGATGAAATTGATTATACGCTTTACAATCCTAATAATCCATCAGGTTCTGCTTATTATGGTCAAGCAATTGAAAATATGCCTTTATTAGAGGCATTTCCTCAAGCTACTCAAACCATGAAATATAAGTTAGTAACTTTACCTCGTGGAACAGCTAAAATGCCTATTTTAGATATTGGATATTCTAATATTATTTTAAAACAAGGTGCTTCATTAGCAATTACCCCTCAAACATTAAATTATTTAGGTGGTAATACTTTTGAAACAAGTGGCTATACAGCTACTATTTCCGATATTAGATTATTTAATACGTTTGAAGGTGTAGGTATTAATACTCCTGCAGTAACTGCTTTAAATTTAGCTAACCAAACTACTACTATTGGTACTTCAGTATCAAGAACAGTAGTAGGTACTACAATTAACATGACAGCAACTACTGTTAATACTTTATTTGGTTCTAATACTCAACTACAAGCATCATTAACTATTGAGGGTAGAGATAGCGGAGCCCGTTTAACAATTCCAGTAACAATAACTAAAGTTTAATAATTATATAAAAACATGTCATTTAAAAGATTAGAAGCTGATGATTTTTTAGTAAGTTCGGATGCTATATCCTCTACGTGTTGGACTAATGATAGTCCTACATTAACAACATTTTTTACTTCATCTATACAGGCAAATGGAAGTTCAGGTGATTATTATTTAAATATATTTGATGCTGCCACTACTCAATCCGTTCAGTTTGCTATTGCTTATGGCAATGCTAATGGTAGTGGAAGTGCTAATTATGATAACGCGGTAAATGGGTTATCTCCAACATCAACTATTTTTGGGCAATGGCAAGATTTAACTATTGGAGATGAAAATACTAATTTCATTTTTGATGCTATTACATCTTCTGAATTTTTTGCTTTACCTATTGAACGAGCAGCATATAAAGAAGCTTTATTTTTAGGTTCATTAACTTTAAACCTATCAGGAAGTTCAGGATCAATTAAATTAACAGATAATAGTAATTATGTGTCTTCAGTAGTTTTTGGAGCAGCAGGACGTGTATTTCAATTAATTACTGGGTCAGCGGGAACATTAAGTGCTGGTGCTTTAAACGCAAATGGGTATTCTGCTAATTCAGGTTCTTATGGTTGGTTATTACCAGATATTGGAACTATTATTTTAAATCCTTTAGCATTAGCCGATTTTGCGGTAAGTGGAGGAATTGGTCTTCAATATAGTGGTTCGGCTACTGCTTCTGCTGCCCCCAATGTTAGTCCTAATACATCACTATTTAAAGCTATTACTGGTTCAGGAGCAACTTTTACCTTAAATTCTCAAGAAACTATAGTTTCAGATTATGTATTCGTAAGACCTAGAAGCTCAGAATTTAACTACTCAGAAAACCCTTCATTTATTTCGGGTTCAACAGGTGAAGTATTATATTCTAATTTTATTAATAATCCTCAAGTATACATTACAACTATAGGTTTATACAATGATACAAATGAATTATTAGCAGTAGCTAAATTATCACGACCATTGTTAAAAGATTTTACCAAAGAAGCTCTTGTTAGAGTTAAACTTGATTTCTAAAATGAATGGGTGCTTACAAACAATTTTTAGCGTCGGATATAGTAATTACTCCGCTTGAATTAAACAAATCGTTTAATTTTGAGGGGGCAGCCGCGTTAACTAGTTCTGTTGTTAGTATTGATAGATATTTAGGTTTAAATTCAAGTTCATTATTTAATCCTTTAACAGATCCTACAACTGGAGAAATTACTACTCAATATCAAAGATTAATTTATAGTTCTATTAAGCAACTTTATTATTCTAATTACTTAAATGATACTGCTAGTTATGGATCACCTGTAGTTACTGCGAGTTTAGTACCAGGTAGTGATCCTTCAGGTAATGTATTAGTAGGTACTACCTCCTCAGCAGGTAGATATTATAATTATCCACAAACGGATTTAACATTTGCTCATTATTTTCCTATTTCTTCTGGTTCTACAATAGGGGTAATGTCCATACCCGCAGGTTTATTTGGAAATTACATTCAACCAAATTCATTTAAATGGATAGCACCAAGTGGCTCTATTTATGATGATGGACAAGGTAATTTAATATTTTCTTCCTCACAACAAATTTGTGGAAATATATTTTATGGACATGGTATTGCGGTAATTACTAGTGATTCTCAACCTCAAGAAGATACTTATGGAACAGCTATTTATGGAAGTTCATTTTATGGATTATCAGATATATCAGTAATTGAAAATTTTATAACCGCCTCTAATGTAACTTGTTCATTTTCATCTTCTTTAACCATTTATGAAACTCAATATAAATGTACTGCTAGAGAAAATGAATTTAGTTTTAGTCAAAACCCAACTATTTTATCTGGTTCTAATAATGATATTCTTTATGATTTTGCTACTGGTTCCTATTTTTCCCCTTATGTAACTACTATTGGATTATATAATGAACAACAGCAATTATTAGCAATAGGAAAACTAGCTCAACCTTTACCTTTATCAGCAACAACAGACACTACAATACTTATAAACATAGACAGATAATATGTGGTTATATAAAGAAAAAGTTATAAATTCAATTGAGGATATGCCTCAAGGAACATTCGGTTTTATATACATTACTACTCACAAACCAAGTGGAGTATCGTATATTGGAAAAAAATCGCTATATCACAACGTTAAACGTAAATTAACAAAAAAGGAACTAGCAGAACAAACAGGACCAGGCAGGAAGTCAGCCACTAAAGTGGTAGCAAAAGAATCGGACTGGAAAACGTATTATGGCTCTGCTAAACCAATTTTAGAACTCATAAAAG